TAATTATAGTGCGGCTGTTCAAATAAATTCGTCAAGTTCTTTTACTGTTAAAACTGGTTACGAAGATGTTGGACAATTAAATGACTCCGACTTCTCAATTATGGTTATTTATTGATGAACCAGCACCTAGCAAAAGCAATAGCAACATATGAACCTTGACCTTTCACACATCGACCCAGATGTACTCGCTACCTGTAGCGAGGTGGATAAGATTGAGTATGCGATGTATCAATCTGCAGAAAAGGTTGAGTGCCCATTGACTCATTTATTTACGCCGGGTCTTTATGCTAGGACAATTTTTATGCCTGCTGGTTCACTGATTATGTCAATGACTCACAAGACGAAACATCCGTTCATTATTAGCACTGGCGAGGTAGACGTGATTTCACCAGATGGTTCTGTGACTTATTTTGCTCCATACATGGGAATCACCCAACCGGGAACAAAAAGATTTCTGCATGTAAAACAAGATACGACATGGACAACATTTCATGCGAATTCAGATAACTTAACTGATCCAGATGAAATTGCTTGCAGTGTTATTGAAATGCCAGCTAACCCGCTTTTAGATCCAAATGATAAAAGATGCAATGGTTGGAGCAAAGACATATCTCCATCATTAATTGTTAACGCAATTGATGATGATATTAAAATCGAAGAACACAAAATTAAAATTGAAATGGAGGAGTCACAATGTCTTATCTAGGATTAGGAACAGTTGCGGTTGGAACAATTGCGTCCGCCTATGGTGCATCTCGCGCAGGAAAGGGTGGAGGCCAAGCACCAGCACCAATTGATATATTTAAAAGAGGTAAAAAAGGTGGCCCAAGTGTTGCTGAAAGGCAAGCTACTGGTCTTTTCCAAAACTATTATCCTATGGCTATTCCATTGGCACTTCAGACGAGTGCGGAATATGGGCCACAGATAATGGGTCAAATGTTCGACCAGACTGGTCAGTTCCTTGGTGGTGTAAATGGTCAACCGGGTTTCCAAGCACTCCAGAGAACAACTGGTAGTGAAGCTGGAAAAACTATAGCGCAACTTCGTGCAGAGGAATTGGCTCAAATGACTGGTCAAACAGGAATGACCCGTGGGCTAATGGCCGCACTTTCCCCAGAACAAGCTGCTGCGGTACAGGGTTCAGCGCAGGAAGCAGCTAGGGCTAGGGCTTCCGCGCAAGGCGTGACCCCAGCGGAACAACGGATGTACCAGCAGACCGCTAGAGAAGCGGCGCAAGCGTCTGGTCGACTTGGTGGCAACTCTGCTATTGCCGCAGAGATCATGGGTCGAGAAGACATCATGGCACGGAAGCGTGCAGAGGCGGCACAGGCGGAAAAACAATCATATGCCCTTGCTGGTGAGTTTTACACCAACCCCGGACTTCAAGCGTTGCGTAACGCTCCATTGTCATATGGTGCTGGTCAGCAGGATCTTAGGACGGCACTCACACTTGGCCCCGCATCCTCTGGCGAATTTGACTACAACATGCCGCTTGGATTTGCTCAGGAATTTGCTGGGGCGCAGAACCAAGCCAACCAAGCAAACTACCAGAACAGACTTGCTCAACAACAAGCTAAGGCGCAAATGTGGTCAAGCATTGGAAGCAGTATGATGGGTGCTGGAATGAACATGGGTGGTGGTGGATTCAACTTTGGAGGTGCTGGTGGTGGTGCAACGCAAACCGCAGCAAGCCCTTGGGGTAATGTAAATTATAGCTACGTTTAAAATTATGGCAATATACGGAGGACAAGTACAAACAGCACCATATCAATCGCCAGACTACGGGCCTTCCGTAGCCGCTGCTAGGGAACTAGCCATGACTGGAGCGCAGGGGATTGCTGGGATGGTTGGTCAAGTAGGCGACTACTTCAAGCAGCAGGGGGAGGCTAAAAAATCAGCACAACTTGGGATCAAGATCGCGGAAGCCGCGAAGATCATGGATCCACAACAAGCACCTTACTACGACAACCTAATCTTCTCCATGAAGGACGAGAACACGCCTGTGCAGGTTCGTGGAGCGTTGGGCGCGAGTGTGCAAGACTTGCTGAAGCAGAACACCAGCATGCGTGCCGTGGCAGTGCAGGAGCAACAGATGGGAATGCGTCCTGCGTATTTTGGTGGGGGGCAAGCAAGGGCAACTCGCTCTTCTGGTGGGTATTCTGGCATTCCATCGCGTTTAGTTGATATGTCCCGTGGAGATGCTGCACTAGCCAATCAACCTCCCGGATCTATAGAGATGCCACCGATGCCAGATGAGCAATTGATTCTACCCGGTGAGGCTGGAGCGGATTTTCTATCTATTGAACAAAAAATCGAACAAGCCAAAAACCTTGGAATTCCAGCTGACAAGGTAAATGCAATTGTAAGTGGAATTGAGGCTGCTTACAAAAATCCTTCGGAAGAATCGCAAAATACAATCAAAGCATATAACAGCAACTTGGGTGCATTGATCCAAAATGCAGCAAAAGGTCTCGAACCATCAAAAGATGCTGAAGGAAAACCTCAAATTGTTATCTCCGAAGACGAGTCCGGCAATGTGTCGCGTTTCACAAAAACCAAAGGAGGAAACCTTATCAATGAATTCGGTGAGGTTCTAAATAAACAAGGTCAACCTATTGATCGTCCTCAATACAAACAATTTGACACAGAAAGCATCAATCGTGCATTGAATATGGATGGGGAGGTTTTGCCACCTCTTCCAGATGAAACCTCAATGGCTCAGCCAATCGGCACTCCAGAAGAGCAAGCCAGAGTGCAGCGAATGGTTCAAGAAGGCCAAGGACGGGCAATGGCTCAAAACATGCCGCAAGGTGCTGTAGCAACAGATCGTTCGCTTGCATACCAAACCCCACAACCACAGCCAGAGCAGAAGAGTGCTGGTCTTGGGTTAATGGCACAGGAATCACAAGCAAGGCAGGCACAAGCGTCTGGCGAAGAGTTAAAGAAGCTAACAGAACTTTCCCCGCGCAAGGCCAAGCTGTACGAGTCCGCGCTCAATCAGGCGTACCAAGATCCCAAAACCGCTCCATCTCAGGATGTGGTTGACGAGTTGCAACTGCAACTTTTGATGCAGCCAGAGTCCAAAGGAGCACAGATCATGTCTGAAACGGAGTACAACCAGCGCAATGTTGCTGCAATCACAAAGGCAGCAAAGCGTGTTGGTGACAGATCGGCAGCAGAGGCTATTTTGAGCCGTTTTGATACCGCACAGAAGCTTGCCAACCACCCAGAGGGTTACAAGGTTTTCGGCAAATCCATTCCAGAGGCTACGCTGCGCGAGCTTGCCCGTACTCAGGGTGGTGTGTATGCTCTTTACAACAACCTTAAAGGACAGGACTTGGTGCAGGCGATGCGTGACATCAAGGCCCAAAGCGGAACTGCTGCTGGAATGTCTGAGAAGGAAACGATGGCGTTGCAGCGTGCTGTAAACGACCTAGACCTCGCTCAAGATTGGAAGTCCGCGCAAAGTACGCTCATGCGTATTGCAAGCGGTACGGTAAGGGCAGGTAAGAAGCTAGGATTGGATGAGAGCGTCTTTGAGGTTATGCCAATTGATCCTAAATCAAACAGGCAAACCACCAAGGCTGCTGAGATTCTCGACAACCCAGAATCTGTCCCAATGTTTAGGGATGAGATTGAATACTTCAACAGGGTTAATAGCCTAAAAAGCAGATTGCAAGGCGGACAGGGTACTGGTACAACTCAACCAGCACCACAAGCCCAACCGCAATCACAACCATCTGTGGTTACTCCAATGGGACTTGAATCTATATTCTTTCCAACACGATAACCACAATGACCCCACAACAACGGGACGCACTAAAACAAGCCCTTGAACAACACAGCCTGAGCATGGCTGTAAAGGATGCCGCTCCAGAGGATGTTGCGGCACTTCCTCAAGACTTTGCTGTACCAACTTACAATGCGAACAATCAACCATTGTATGACAACCAGTTGTTCCCGGCAGTAAAATCTGTTGAGGATCTAGTTGCGCGTGGGTATGCTACCCCGGACGGGCAGGTTACAGAGAATGGTCAGATGGCACTTTCCTTGAAAAAGGTTGGCGCACTTAACGATGACTACACGCTAAACGATACTGGCAAGACGCTGATGGCGAGCAGGGACGACCTGCTGAAGGAGGAGAACATCGACCTGTATCGTGAGTACAAGCGTTTGGAGCTAGATGAATCTCCAGATGTTGGTATTTGGGATTCAATCAAAGACATCGCATCCAAAACCGTACAAGGCGCAAATGTAATTGCACAAAACGAACTTGGTGGAATTAAGGATATCGCAAGTAGCAGAGTTTTTGGTGGTGCATTCGACCAGTATGGTGCTGAAGCATTAACCCCAGAGAAAAAGGCCAAATCCAGAATCGAAACCGAAGAAGCGGCAAAGGATTTGTTTGCTACATCAGCAGGATTGGCAAGGGCTGCTGCTACTGAAATTGACAAGGTTGCCGCCAAGACCATGTGGGACGGCATGATGCAGGACTACCAAGTCTCGTATCTTGAGCAGAAGTATGATCGCGATTTGGCCGACATGGAGAAGGTCAACACGGCAGAAGTCGCCGACGAACTCGCAAAAGTTATCGGACTGGAAACGCAGTTCGCAGAGGGAAGGCAACAAGCGGAGCAATTGCTTGGCCCGGAAGCTACACAGCAAGCTATTGAGGGTGGAAGAGCGGCGGGATTGACGCTTTCACTAGTCAACCCACTAGCCCCAGAAGCACTCGCTGCTAGGGTTGGATTTGGCGTGGCACAAAAGGGTGTCACTGCGGCGTTTAAGCCGATTGCAAGAAAGCTTCTAGAGTCCGAAAACAAGGCCGCGCAAGCATTAGCTGCCAATCAACGGGTGAATGGGCTGAATAGTCACCTTGCACAAACCCAATACCTTGCCAAGTCAGCAGAAGATCAAGCTATTTTTGCCGAGCGTCAAGCCGACAAGCTTTCCAATATGGGGCTTGTTGACCGGGCTAATGCTGCTCGTACACTTGCCGACAATCTGCGCACAAAGGGTCTGGAGGCTGGGACAAGAGCGCAGGGTCTGACCGACGAGATTGCAAGGGCTTCAGACGAGGCTGTTAAATTGGCTCAAGATGCCGCTGTAGCCGACAAGATCAACTTTGTGGCACAGAAGGCTAGGGAACTGCCCGGAATGCCACTACAGGCAATTGGTGGGCTTATAGAGGGTACTGGCAAGGCCATGATCGGAATCGACAAGGGTCTTTCTACCCTAGCCTCCAAAATTGGCGCGGATAAAGCGTGGAATGCGATGAACCGCATTTCTTCGCTATCTGGTCTGGGGGGTGCTGGGGCAGCAATGGGACTTGGCCCGGCTGCGTTTATCCCTGCGGCAATTCGTACAGCGTGGTCTACCGCGCCATTTCTGAAAGGTGCTGGACACTTTGTGCGGATGATTGGGAAAGAGACGGCAAATGCCCGTGAACTAATTCCATTCTGGCAGCGTGTTGCCAATTACGAAACATTGGGTGCGACACAAAGATCTATAGCACACCTAATGGATACCTCTACACTTGGCAGTCGCGTGACTGGTCTGGCTGGAGATGTGGCAAAAGGTATGGCTGCCGCATACCCTGTTGACCTCGCTTTCCAATGGATCTCGGATGGTGGGGAAATGGACATGAACACCCTGAAGCAAGCTGCGGCCGAAACAGTTGTTTTTGGTGGAACTGGCGCGGCACTTGGGGGAATTACTGCCGCTTCCACAGATCGCATTAAAAAGCTTCAGCGTGGATCTGCGCTTAACTTCTATCGCAACTTAAAGGATGGCAGTCAGCGAGTGGCATTTAATGCTCTCAATGATGGAATGAAGCGTTCCATTGGAACCTACGCATCCTCATTTCCAAATCTAAACATCAAATTTACCGATCAAGGCGGTGGAGCATTTGATCCAGCAAGCAACACCGCATTCATCAACCCGATGGCACGCAACCCTCTCAAGCCATTGCTGGCTCATGAGATCAACCACTACATCTTGGTTCGCAACCAAATGGAGGGCGGCGTTGCCGCAGCCCTCGTTGGAGATGGAGTTCAGACTGGTGGTCTTCTGCGCGGGAAAGATGGTAAGCTTGATGAAAATTTTCAAGCGTTTAAGGATGAGTACACCCGCAGGCTGGAGGCTCAACACAATAGGCAAATAAACCAAAAGATTGCTGCAGGCGAGAAGATTCCTGCAAGAGAACGCGCATTTACGCCACCTACGGACAATGATATTGCAATTGAGTACTTCGTGGACTCGATGGCAGACGACATGATGGGCATGGCCGAAACTGGTGAGCTTGGAAAACAAGCTGGACGCATGCTGGTAACCCGCAAGATGCAGTCATTTGGGAATGCCATCCTGCAGCAAGCACCAATCATCAAGGACTTCTTTTACAAGCTTGGTGGGGCCACGGACAAGAACGGACGAGCGGTCTACGGAAATGGTCTGCTGGCGGAAGGAATCCGCGAGATTCCAGAGATGAAGAAACTATTCCGCAAGATGATTTCCGAGTCTGCTGGTCGCCCCATGCATGTGGCAAAAGTCACCAAAGGTGAGTCTGATGGTCATTCCATCCCTATCATGGGCAAGGATGATCCAATTCTTAATGAGATGACATCTCTGTGGGAGACCGATGCCGATGGTGTTCCGTTGCGCGACAAGAATGGTGACTATATTCCGCTTTCAGACCAAACAGAACAACTCCGAGCATCCTCTGGTCTTATGCTACTGGAGGATCAGCAGAACAGGATCAACCGTGGAGAGACGATTGAGCCGGGCGAGTTGCGATTCAACCCGGAAGAAAACGCATGGACTGGGGAATATCTCACGGATCGCCAGATTCAAATACTGCGGACATCTGGCAGGTTTAATAACGCCCAACTTCGCCAGTTGGACATGCTTAATGGTGCAGCCAAGGAGAACACCGGGCGCAGGTTCCTAGTGTTCAACCAACCTGCTACCAAGAAACGCAAGGGCAAGCGTGTGGCTTACGACACACTGGGAGTTTCCATGCGTGAGATTGTCCCGTATGGCATCAAGATCACCAGGGATGGTAACCTGCTAGTGCGCCTCATGAGCGTACAGCAGCTGCATGCTAACGCTTTTGAGAAGGCTGCTACCAAGCGTGGACAAGCCCTGTACAAGGGAAATGCAGAGCAGATTCTAAGCGATGTGAACCAAGTGATTGAAAATCATGGTCGCAACGAACCAACAGATGCTTACTTCAAGAGCAGGTACGGAAACGAGTGGGAAGTCCGCAAGAACTTCATCAACACCGTGTTTGGGAATGTAGGCAAGGGTCAGAAGGACATCAACCCGCTACTAGCCGCAGAGAAGGCTAAGAATGCCGTGGTTAAGACCTACCGCATTGACCGCATCAACAAGGCTACGGAATTGGAAGGACGCACTAACTTGCCCTACCAGAACCACCTAGTGAAGGTGAACTTCATGCCAGAAGGCGAGCCAATCCTAGACGAGAATGGCGAGCCAAAGGATCTACGCTACACTCCAAGCTACGAGGATAGCCAAGTCCGCATGCCAGAAGCCCAGCGAGCGATGCCAGAGGGTGAGCAGGGTGGTGATGTCACGCTCACCAGACTCCGCGAAATCCGCGATGGGTTGGACGAAAACCTCACAGAACGCGAGGCGATTGACGAGCTTGACTTCATCATCAATGACGCTCCATCTGGATACTTCCCTCAAGACATTCTAAACAAGGTTGACCAAGCGAAGAGAGACCTTGAGGAAGAATTCACCACATGGGCAGGCAGGGGAGACTCTGAAGCAAGCACCGAGTCTGCAATTTCATCCGTTATGAGCTTCTTGGACAGCAAGGAGTCTGGAGGGGAAGCTGCTCCCACCCGCTTCATGCCAGAGGGCGTGGACGAGGACAAGTTCTACTCCCAACTGGATCGCGTCATCACCGACAAGGTTCCCACCCGCGCCACAGCGCAACAGATCATGGCCACCATCGACCCGACACGGGGAAGTGGAGTGAAGGCAGACGAGATCAAGTGGAGCGGCATAGAGCAGGCACTAGCGAGTTTGGAGAAGGACGGCAAGGTGTCCAAGGATGATCTGCTTAACTACCTTCGTAACGAGGGTAGGGTTAGGTTTGAGGAGGTTGATGTTGGAAAGAAATTCCAACCAAAGGATCTTGATGCGCTACGCAAGGAAGCAGAGCAGTCTGGTGACTTCTCTCGTTACGATGAGGCATTGTTGCAAAACCTGCACGATGGCACAAAATTCTCCCAATATGTCCTCCCCGGCGGCGAGAACTACCGCGAGGTGGTGCTGGCGATGCCTAAAACATCTGGATATACATTGCGAAATGGCAGAGGTGATATTGTTGGAACATATAAAAATAGGGAAGAGGCTTTGGTTGAATTAAAGCAACTTAAAGATTCAGATTACCTAGCAAATATAACGCCAACAGATGAGGTGTCTGGGTACACCTCCTCCCACTTCCACGACATCCCCAACTATGTTGCCCACATGCGTACAAACGAGCGCACGCTGGACGATGGTAGCGAGGGCTTGTTCGTGGAGGAGTTCCAGTCTGACAGGCATCAGGCGGGGAGGAAGAAGGGGTATCGTGGCGAAGGAACGACCTTGCCACAAGGATGGACGGTTGATGAAGTCCCAACTTATGCATACAGGGGCGGCCCACAAACTGGAACTGAATGGATGGTGTTTGACGCATCTAAAACACAAGTTGGTTTTGGATCAAAAACACGCGAGGAAGCAATTCTTAGTGCTAACTCAGGCGACCTTCAAGGATCTGTCGCAGACGCACCCTTCCGCACCACTTGGCCCATCCAACTATTCAAACGCGCACTGCGTGATGCCGTGGATGGTGGCAAGGACTGGATTGGATTTACCACGGCGCAACCCCACATCGACCGATGGGGGACGGAGCGGATCGAGTGGGCAAAGCAGTCAGATGGGACTTTCCTTATCAACGCAAAATCGCAGCACGGAGGCAACGCTGCCGGGATCGACCTCGAAGGCGAAGCGGATGCGCGAAACCTGAATCCGCAGAACTCGAAAACCGTCACAACGGAAGCGCAGTTTGTCGAAGCCATTCGTCCGTCTCTTACCGAAGGGCAGAACCCCGAAGCCCTCGGCGCAAAGTTGTGGAAAAAAATGGCGACGGAGGATTCCGGCGTATCCATGCCACGGAAAGAGGGCTTTGAGGGCTTCTACGACAACATGCTCCCGAAAGAGGTTGGCAAGTATGTCAAGCAGTTCGGCGGAAAGGTCGAGAAGGCAGAGATAGATATTCGTGAACCTTCAAGCGAAGCGTGGTATAAGGAACCAACAGATGATGACTACAAACCAATCTGGAAGGTGAACATCACCCCAGAGATGCGTAAGATTTCGCAGACTGGTCAGATGCGGTTTATGCCAGAGAAACTAGACTCCGACTACATGAAAGCTGTGGAGTCTGGTGATGTGGAGGCGCAGCAGAGGATGGTGGATGAGGCTGCGAAGAGGGCAGGCTATAGTGTTCGTGCCTTTCATCGCACTAATAGTGATAAATTTAGTGTTTTTGATTTATCTAAAACTGGTTCAGCGTCTGGTGGAAACATTAAATTTAGAAAACCAGCAGTTTTCTTTACTGTTGATGGGCCTAAAATTAGGAAACTAACTAAAATGCTTGAAGACAAGGGATTCAAACAAGGATATGGATCTCGTGAAATTAACGCATATTTGGCGATTGATCCAGAAGTAGATTATATTCCAAATAATGCAGAAGACGGAACAGAAGTAGCAATCACAAATGCAACAAGAATCAAATCCGCAGACCCCATCACCCGCGACGACTCTGGCAATGTCATCCCGTTGAGCAAGCGGTTTGATGTGGGGAGTAGGGATATGCGGTATATGCCAGAGGGTGATGTTGAAGTAAAAGTAGTTGATCGACCAGACGAAACTACCGAGCAAGGGACACCCGCTCCAGATTCTGATGTGCAATCTCTGCCATTAACTGGCAACCCAATTCCTTGGGATAGGATGCTCTCGCGTCAAGTGAGATTCATGCCTGAATCTGATCGTGATGCATTCCCAACGATGACACCAAGGCTTCTGGCTGAAATTGAGAAAGAAACACCAACCTTGGCGGCAATCCACATTGATCGCATGAGGGTTGGTGAGTACATGGGAATCGACCTGCAGGGAGGAATGTTCTATCCAACAATCAAGGAAAACCTAGATAATGGTGTGGTATGGGCATTTAACTCTACAGGGGTTGCTAGAACTGTTGCAAATAGAGCAGCACAAAATAAAGGGTATGTTAAGTTGGTTCTAATGCAGGAAGGAAATGTTGTTGGAAACAAAACATTTGCAAATATCTGGTTTAAAATTCTTTCTGATGCTATAGAAAATAAACAAATCTCAAAGGCACTTGCACTAACCGAGTTGAATGCTGCTCGCAGAACTGTTTACAAAACACTTGAAGGCAAGGATGTCAAAAAGAACCCGTGGGTAGCAAAACACGCTGATAAATGGAATTCATTGGAAGAGGCAAAAGAAGCCATTCTATCAATGCCTCAAATTGAGCGTGGAGCAACTTACTTTAAGAAGTCGAAAACTACAACTAAATCTGAAGGAGAGAAAATAGCATACCAAGCATTATTATCTCAAAAAATGGCAAAACTTGGATTTCCAGATGCTCAAAAAATCGTTAACGACATTGAGGAGCCAGCATTCAAAGGAATCCCAACGGGTGCTGCGGTTGCAATTATAAAGTTTGATCCACTAGGTGCTGATGAGAAGATTATGACAGCAAAAGAAGCCGGGGTTCCAGAGCACATGTCATATGGATATGTATTGAAAGGTAAACCAGTCGCAAAGCTTGGGTATTATCAAGTTGTTGAAGAGACATTTCCAAAAACCAAAGGTCAAATCATGACGCAACAACATACCGACTTCCCAATTCGTGCTTCTGTTCCATCCAAGAAATCAGCAAGGGGTCAAATTCAATACGCTTCAGCTATTGCAAACGCCGCGAAGCTGAAGTAAAACTAACCACCATGAGCGAGAAACTAACCGCAGAACCAGATCAAGAATGGTTCGCAGAGGTCATGCGTCGAGCCGAGGAACACGGCAACAGGCAGCGTGTGGAGTTCTGGAACCCGCAGGCGGCGGCAAAATGCCTCTGGCTGCTCGCACAGGGGAAGTCTATCAAGTCCACCTCCGAGATCACCGGGCTTGCCCGTGACACCGTGCGGTCGCTCATGTGGCGGCATTCTGACACTCTGGAGACGAAGCGTAAGGAGTTCTCGCAGAAATATGCGATGGCTGCTGAAACCTACACGGACTTGCTGTTCGCGAAGGCAGACCAGTTGTTCGACGATCCCGAACAACTCAAGAACATCTCCCCAGACCGACTGGCGATCACCGTGGGTGTCCTCACGGACAAGTCCATGCAGCTCTCTGGCATGGCTACTGCGGTCGTGGAACACAGGCAGGGTGCGAGCATCGACGATGCCGCCAAGATGATCGCAGAGGCTAAATCTCGAATTGCAAGCAAGGTGAAGGCGAAGGCAGTCGAGGCTGAAATTGTCGCATGATCCCAGAACCAGAGTCGAGATTTGATGGGCCGATATTTCACCACTATGTGGTGGAGCATGACGGCATCCAGCACAAGTGCAACACCCTGGCCTACGCCTCGTACTTGGCCGAGAAGTTCAACGCCAAGGTTTGGAATGTGGTGTTGGAGAAGCACATAAAGCCATTTATAGGAGTCTGTCAGCACTGCCAGAACCGCAAGAAACACCGCGAGCTTCACCTTGTGGGCGGCAACCGTGGGTCATTCCCACCAGAGGACGACACCTTTGGGTGTGATGATTGTGATAGCGTCTACCACATAAAGGACATCCTGATGGAGACCGGGGCATACAAGACAACATGAAGTGGCGCACCCACCAGATCCTTTCCCCGCCGACCGATGAGGAAATTGCCCTCATGGAGCCTGCCGACCTTGTGGAGCTTCACCGGGTCTATCACGAAGCCGTAGACAACGCAGAACGCGACCCGTACCGCTTTGGCTTCCGACTCCCCCACTGGGCGAAGGCAGAGGATCAACTACAGGAGGTAAACGAGATTGTGGCACTAGGCGGCAACCGCAGCGGCAAGACGCAGTGGGGTGCATTCTCCGTGGTGCGTGCTGCTATAGAAAACCCAAACGCCGAGATCATGTGCTTCGCACAGACTTCCGAGGTCAGCATTCGCCAGCAGCAGAGTGCCGTGTGGGATTGGCTTCCAGCGGAGCTACGCACGAAGCAGACTTCATCCGGGACATACATTAGCTACACGAAGAAGAATGGATTTACCGACTCATCGCTCATCTTACCCAACGGCTCTCAAATCATATTTAAGACCTACTCCCAGTATCAGAACAACCCGACCATCTTGGAGGGAGCGGAGTTGGGTTCTAGGTCTCCTGTTTGGCATAATGTGGGCGTTTGGCTGGATGAGTATTTGCTTGGGCCTGAGCTTATAAACACCCTGCGGTTCCGACTGGCGACCCGCAACGCAAAACTGCTTCTGACCTTTACGCCGATTGACGGGTACACGGAGGTGATCAAAGAGTATTTGGATGGAGCCACCAGCATAGAGAACCGCGAGGCTGAACTTCTAAATGGCGAGCTTGTCCCCTATGTGCAGAGGAGCAAGAAGCGCAATGCCAGCGTCCATTATTTCCATTCACAGGACAACCCTTTCGGTGGCTACGAGCGAATTAAGGAGACTTTGGTAGGAAGGCCTAGGGAGGAGATCCTAATTCGTGCGTACGGGGTTCCGGTTAAGTCCCACGCCACCAAATTTCCCAAGTTCAACAAGGAGGTAAATGTGGTATCTCCCGACACTATTCCAACGAAAAATGTGACGCGCTACCATATTGTCGATCCTGCGGGAGCCAAAAACTGGTTCATGTGCTGGATTGCCGTGGACGCGACTGGGACATTCTGGGTCTACAGGGAATGGCCGGGCGTGGATGTGGGCGATTGGGCCGAGTGGCGAGGGGGCAAGTGGGTTGCAGGCGATGGGGCAAAGGGACAGGGATACGGCATCCGCGACTATGTGGAACTCATAAAAGACCTAGAAAGTGACGAGGAGATTCTAGAGCGTCTAATCGACCCCCGACTTGGGGCGGCAAAGTACCAGTCAGCAGATGGGGCTAGTAGCATTATCGAGGATTTAAACGACGAGGGCATCGTGTGCATACCCGCCCCCGGCTTGGAAATCGACGATGGGTTGCAAGCTTTGATCGGGAAAATGTCTTGGAATGTAACTATGCCGTCAGATTCGGTCAACCGACCGCATTTCTATGTCAGTTCCGAGTGCGAGAACATTATCCAAGCCCTGTCCGAGTACACGGGCGATGGTGGTCTGAAGGAGGCGTGGAAAGACCCTATAGATGTCCTGCGCTACGCCGCAATCTCTGGCATTGACCATGTGGACGGGTCACATATAGCTGTAACTAGACAAGGCACAGGAGGATACTAACCATGAAAACAAAGAAAAAAGCAGCAAAGAAGGTGGCCAAGAAGGTTGCGCCAAAGGTAGAACCACAAGCGGAAGCGGTCATTCCCGCCCCAGAACCAGCAGCCGAGCCACTGGAGGTCACGGTTATTGGACTAGCAATTAACCCACGGTATGTATATGCAGGGTTGGATGGGAATCGCATTGCCATCGAGGTTCCCAACCGCATGTCCCAGCGACTGCTTCACAAGACTATTAAAATCAACAGGAAATTAGACTCCGACATCTACGAATTACACCATGGAAACTGACTCAGAAGCCCTAGAAGGCGAATCGTTGATTTATCTGGACAAGGAGCCAGATGTGGGTGCGCTTACTTATGCCTACGAAACCGCACTCATAGACCTCGACGAGTACTTCCAGACCTGCCTGCGCTCCTACGATGAGCGGCGCAACATTTGGCCGGGCAAGAGTGACGACCTCCGCAAGCACGGTGCTAACGCATTCCCGTGGGAGGGAGCATCCGACCAAGAGGTAAATGTCATTGGTGAGCGGATCGATACCTATGTGGCATTGTTCGACCAAGCCCTCCAACGCTCCCACATTAAGGCATTCCCGACTTCGATGGCATCCATGCCGAGGGCGGCGATGGTCAGCGGCTTCCTGAAGTGGATGCGCTCCTCGTATATCCCAAATTTCCGGGAACACATGGAACTGGGGGCTAATTATCTGTTGGAAAAAGGATTGATGATCTCCTATGTTGGTTGGCAGCGGGAGTCCCGCACCTACCTCCAGACCATGACTCTGGACGAGATCGCGCAGGCCGCACCAGAGATGGTGGATCTGCTCATGGACGAGAATGCCACAGAAATGGCCCTAGGATTGATTTCTCAGGCTTTCCCTGCACTTTCGGGGAAGAGAGCCAGAAAAGCCCTCAAAGACCTCAGAACGAAGGGAGAGGCGCAAATACCCATTCCTAGGGTAACAGTGGATCGCCCGGTCGTCCATTCCTGCGCCCCGGACGGGGAGGTCATCCTGCCGCCCTATGTCTCCGACCCGCAGCGGTCACCCTACATTTTCTGGAGAACCTTCCTAACTGCCCAAGAGCTTGAGAAAAAGGTCACCAACGAGGGCTGGGACGAGGACTGGGTCGAAAACGCTATCGAGCGACTCCGTGGCAAGGATTCCATGTACTTGGATGGCGAGAAGCAGAAGAACATCACAAGGTTGCCCATCACCGATGACAATGACCTCGTCATGGTGGTCTACGGCTACCAGCGTTTGATCGACGAAGAGGATGGCAGCGAGGGCATCTATTGCACGGTCTTCCACCCCAACTCCGAGGGCTACGCCAAGCACGAACTGCTTAACGGATATGACGACTATCCATTTGTGGTAACTCGTTTGTCTAATAACCAGAAGCGCATGTACGAGGTGCAGACCTTCGGGGACATCCTCCGTGGGGCGCAACTCCAGATTAAGACTGAGCGTGATTCGCGTGTTGACCGCTCGTCGCTGGCAACCCTGCCTCCACTCATGCACCCCGCTGGCAAGCCTCCCTCCGACTGGGGTCCGGGCAGGCGCATCCCATATCGTCGCTTGGGCGAGATCCAGTGGGGGCCGACACCACCACCCGACAATGGTTCCGTGGAAGTCGAGGTTTCGATGATCGGACAGGCAGACCGCAGCGTTGGTCTCGACCTTAACAATCCGCTCTCGTCCATGAGGCAGCAATACTTCGTGTCCAAGTTCCTAGACCATGTGCGTGATGTCCTGAACCTTGCTTGGAAGCTGTACCAACGCATGGGGCCGGACGAGGTTTTCTTCCAAGTTACTGGCAATCCAAATCCGCAGGTGATGACCAAGGGTTCTGCTGACGAGAACTTCTCCATTGTTGTCAACTTCGACTCCCAGAGCAATGACCCAGAGACTGCCGAGACGCAGTTGAAAAACATGGTGTCGCTCGTCCAACTCGACCGCAACGGAATCATGGATGTCAACAAGCTGTTGGAATTCACGGCATCCAGCATCAATCCGATCTTTGCCGACTATGTCCTGCAACCAGCAGAGGAAGCGCAGCAGAAGGTGATGAAGAATGTCACGGACGACCTCGCCAAAATCTTCGCAGGCATCGAGGTTCCCGCCCAGCCCAATGGCGCACAGATCGCAATGCAGCTTGTGCAAGCGTATGTTCAACAACCGGATGTCGCGCAACGCGCACAATCGGACGAGGCATTCGCAACGCGACTCCAGAAATACGCCGAGCAGTACCAGTTCCAACTCCAGCAGGCCCAGAACGCAGAGATCGGTCGCATCGGCACGGCTCCCGCCGAGATGGGTGGTATGCAAACGCAAGGAATGCAGCAGTAATGGAAAAGCGTTTCTCAAAAGTGGTCACCAACCCAGAGACTGGTCGCAAGAAGACCGTGCGCTTTGGGCAGGCGGGTCAGGCTGCTGACGGCAAGGATCGCATCCGACCCGGCACGAAGAAGGGTGATGCCTATTGCGCTCGTTCAGCCAAGATCAAGGGTGACTGGAAGTCAGACCCGAACTCACCCAATTCATTGTCCCGTAAGAAGTGGCGTTGCAAAGGTAGCAAAAGCATGAAATAATACTACCATGAAGACACCAAAGACCAAATCCGCCAAACAAGCGAAAGTAGCAAAAGTAATGGGCGAATATAAAGCTGGAACGCTCCATGCAGGACGCAACCCAAAAGGCCCGAAGAAAGCACCACTGGCGCGGAGCCGCAAGCAAGCAATCGCAATTGCCATGTCAGAGGCTGGGATAAAGAAGCGCAAGTAACATGACACCACTACCGAAACCAACGATACAACAATCCGTAGAAGCACTCTCCGACCGCGAGGAATATCACGCCATCGTCCAGTTTATCCGCGACGAACGCGAGAAGTTTTTCGGTGACCTTCGCCTGTGCGAATCCAGCAATGATGTAATGAAGGTCGCGGGGTCTGTGGCTGCTCTTGATGAACTACTCTCCGTGCTAAATTAACCCAACACTAAAACACTATTATGATGAATCGACAAGGCCTTAACAAGGCAATCTCCAACAAGATACAGTCAATGGGTGGCATGAATGCCATGAGAACCCAAGCAGCAAAAGCAATGCCCACAAGCATGTTTTACCGACCAGCTGTTGCCGCCAACAAGGCTCGCGGCACAATGTCTTCGGCTACTTACAAACCTATGGGGGGCATGTGATTGCTTGACAATTTGCCTGTAACAATGTAAACATTACCCATCACGCTAGCGAATGCTTGATCGCTGTAGGTAGCGTGTGTTTCATTGTTCATTGGTTTCACCCTTGGTAGGTTCAATCCCTATCAAGGGTGTTTTCTTTACTGGATAGTGTAAATGCTCATAATGAGTGAATAAACGCACATTAGGACGGTTTTCGTCCAGTTTCTCGTACATTAGCACATTCCCCAACTCCCGGCATTAGAGGAAGGCTCGCAGACACAGTTCGCCCATAACGGGTTAACTGTGCCTCATACTCCCGTATATTCTTCGGAAAGGACGACATGCACACCAGCAAAGCTGGAACTAGAGATAGCCGAAGGTTGTGAGTTGGCGGCATCAAACTCTCTAGTCGTCACACACTTTTAAGCTGCTTCGTCGATCATCAGGCAGCACCTTTGTGGACTCTTACCTAGGTTTCGTTCGGTCGTTTTAGCGTTCCTCGATTCCTTATCTATGTCACCAGCACTTCGGGTAAAAACAAAGGGCTAGCACGAGGAGGTAAGAGTACTCGTGCCAGCCCTAGATCCATTGCTCTACGCGCCGGAGGGGTGAATGGTGACGATGATTCTTACCTCACGTCGAGCGCAATCTTACTCTGGGTTTCCCCGCAAGTCAACCCACAAAATACTCGTCAAAATATCCGCATTCGTGGCGTGGATTTTCTCCGACCTTTTCTCCGACCTTTTCTCCGACCTTTTCTCCGACGATAACGCAAAAACACCACACGATTTTCGTCAGAAAACTACACATTATTTCTAACATATAGATATCCACACCTATCCACACCCATATGCCACCATTGTTGACTTATATTAACTCCCTCCACATTGCTAGGTCATCGCCGCCGCCGGGCGTTAACTGGTGTCAAAAACATGAATGTGCAATCCGAGGCTACCGAGGAAGCCCCAAATCCCTCGTCTAACATATCCTTTGAAGATTTAATCGCTCAGAGGACTCAGAAATACTCACAACCAGAAGCCGAAGCTGAAGCAACTGAGGATGATTCTTGGGAAGAGGAAGAGACTCTGGAACCAGAGGCAGTTTCCGACGATCAGGAAGAACCCGAAGAAGAAGAAGCCGAGGAAGAAGGCGAAGAGGAACAGGAAGTAGACTTGTTGTCGCTAAACCCTGAAGAGATCCAAGCATTAGCCAAAAAGAGCCGCAGCCGTTTGCTACACCGTGTGGGTGAGCTTACAGCACAAAAGAAAGCTCTGGAGGAAAAGCTGAACTCGCAGGCCGAAACGAAACCACTACCAGTCATCCCCGCAGAGCAGAACCCCTTCCGTGACATCGATAGTGTCGAGGGGCTACAGGCTAAATATGCGGAACTGGAGAAGGTCGCGGAGGAAACCGACAATATCCTTGAAGAGCATGAGGACTATGGTGCTGAAGACATCATTGTACTTGGCGACAAGGAGTTTACCAAGAAAGAGATTCGTCGAGCTAACCGCAATGCGCGGGAAGCTATGGCCAAATACCTCCCCGCTCAGCACGCAGAACTCGCAAAGCGAGGACAACGCGAGCAGGCACGGGAACACTTCACCGGGTTGATCCCGCAGGAAGTCCCAGAGGTTGCCGACGAGGAATCCGAAATCGGTAAACAATACAAGGCACTCCTAGCTGATCCACTGGTCAAAATGGTTAACCTGCATGTTCCAGACCTCGGGCCGCAACTCCCGTATATTTTGGCACACGCAGTTAGATCCATTCATCGCAGTAATAGGACTAAGAGCGCGGCGAAAGCAGCGGGAACTATTTCCAAGGCCAAAGTGGCTGGAACCCCGTATGGTGCTGGAGCAGCGAAGTCTGGTGTTAAGACCGCGAAAAAGAATGCCGATCAAGCCTACCAAAGGTTCCAGACTTCACACTCTGTGGAGGATTGGGTTGCCGCCAGAGTTGCCCGGATGACTAAATAATCTAACTAAATAACTATTATGGCTATTTCAACTACATATCAACCGAATGCCCCCCAAGTCAAAACTGGCGTTGGTTCGGCAATCAGCAATCGAGAAGACCTTAGCGCAGAATTAACTTTGCTCGCGCCAGAGGAGACCCCAGTCCTTAGCCTCTGCGCCAAGGGAAGTGCCAAAGGAACCTACAAGGAATGGACTGTCGATACCCTCGCCGCCCCTTCGTTCGATGGTATCGGTGAAACGCAAGATGTTAACGCCTTCGATGACCAGTTCGCTGGTCGTGGTCGCCTTGGCAACTATGTTCAGAAGTTCCGCGAGACCTTCCTCGTTTCCGACCTGCAAGAAGCCGCTAGCTCTGTTGGCCCGGCCAACATTGCTCAAGCCGAGGCAAAGGCCATGCGCCAACTCAAACGCTCGGTAGAGGCAGCTATCTGCTCTGACAACGATAAGAGCGTCGAAGATGGTGCTGGTAGCAAGTACAAGCTCCGTGGTCTTGGCAACTGGCTTCAATCTGCTGGGCCTTCGGATGTTCCTGCTGCTTACCGCACCCCTGCGGATTCGATCCTCGGTGCTCCCCCTACGGACACTACCTTTAATAACATCATTGCGTCGATCTACACCGTCAATGGCGAGGCTAACAATTTGACCCTCATCGCTGGTGTTGCTCTCCGCAAGGTGATCTCGAACTTCCAACGCTCGTCTGGTCAAGCTACCAGCCCTGCTGAAGCTGTTTACACCATCAATCAAGATGCATCGTCCAAGAAGATCACCCATGCAGTAACCCTGTATGATTCCGACTTCGGCATTGTCAATGTTATCAACGCTAACCCAGCCTGTATGCCCAATCAAAACCGTGGCTATGTGGTGAATCCGAAGTACATCGGTTTCGACACCTACATCCCGATGGGTTCGACCCGTCTGGAGAACCAAGGTGCTGGCGAGCGTGGCTATGTTGACATGGTTGGTACGCTTGTTTGTAAGCATCCCGGCGCACACGGCAAGATCGCTTACTAATCGCAACTAAACACTAAAAGAAAGAAAATATTATGCCACAACTTGCAAATAACGAGCGTAGCCCGTT